CGCCAGAAGTAGACAATAGCAAATCTCCAGTACCACCAGTTCCATTATCAATCTTTCCGCCATATGGCTTGTAATCCATATAGCCTTGCCCTGCGTAATAGTCAATCGTTACGTCAGTACCACGATCAAAGCTCAGAAGAACGTAATTAAAACCATTGATGGTCCACCACACTTCTTCAAGCTTGATCTTCGACGGGGCTGCTCCAAGAGGCCCCGTCTTGGTTGAAAGATCAATAAGAACTGTATTAGTTTCGTCGGAAGTGTCAAAAACTCCCCGTACATTATACGTAAAGAGATTTTGACCTTCCCGTTGAGTTAGTACAGTTGCGGGCATTAGTTAACGTTCCCCAACTGCACGGATATAGTCTACGGCACAGAGAGCCCCACCAGCACCGTCTCCGTTACGGTGGGCAATGAACAGTCCCATAGCAACTCCAGTAGGAATAGTAGCAGCAGTTGAGTAGGTAACAACCGCATCTCCGTCAATATACCCACGGACAGTAGATCCATCGTAACCAATAGCCAACGTGTGCCACGTATTCACAACCATAACCTTGTTGGTGTGGGTTTGTACTGAGGTACCACCGTTAGATTTATCACTAAGCAATACTGGGTAGGCCCCATTAGTGTCCAGCAAACCAAACGCCAACACGTTTGCAGCGGTAGTAGTATAAAGATCTTCTGGGTTGGAAGTTGCTGTTTGGTCACTCAGACCAAATTGAATGGTATTATCAGACACGTCATCAGTACGTACTCGCATCTCGACAAAGAAACTCTTCCCGGCCGTAAGCTGGAAGCTCTTGTTCGTGTAGATAGCTGCGCCCTCAGACGCAGTAGCGTCCGCAAACGTCAAAACACCATTAGCACCGATAGCGGCGGTGGTATTTACAGCCACCGTAGAACCAGAATCAATAATAGCTCCCTGCCACCCGTTCAACGGAGTGTTAGCTACCGGACCGTTCGTAATAGCAGTTGAGACAATGAACGAGTGAAAATCGTCATGAAACACATCAAATTCCGCGCAAGCCACAAGGCCCATGCGGTGACGATAATCATACTTAGATCCACGCTTCGATTCCAGAAGCGGACTACCAAAAGCAGTTCCAGTTTGACTAGCCATAATAATTAACCCTCCAACAGTCGTTTATTGTATTCAGTGATGGAGTGAGTCACATCACCTTTATAAATTTTCTGGCCAATATGACCAAGTTTGATTTCTGGATCTATCCAGAGTTCTCCACCGAACTCTCGTGTCCATCTTCGGAAGAAGTAGATGTCTTCTCCGACAAATCCACCATCATCGGCGGTAGTGCTAAAAAATCGATAAACAGGGGTTTCACTTCTTGGATCTTTATAACTTTTCGTAGTGGGCATCATCGTCTCAAACACAGACCGATGAATCGCACAAAACCCAAGACCAATTCCCGTCATTTTAATTAAACCATGCTCATTCCCCATTACTTGATTGATCTCTGGATCTTTCCAATAGTCTCCAAGAAACTTAGGATCTTCTGACTTAGTGCTGTACATTCCAGCTACCACTGGATACATCGTACTCCACGCACAGAGCCTAAGAAGATCGTCAGGACTCCACATCATGTCACTGTCGATAAAGATCAGTGTTTGGTGAAGAGGTTCCTTTAGGAACTCATGAACCAAGTTGTTTCTTGCACTGTCAACAATGCTGTTTTGGAGTTCTACGATGTAGTTAATGTCTACACCATTCTGATCCATAAACCGCAAACTGTTAACTAAACTAAGGGCAGTATACATTGGAATCTGCATACTGTGGTTCGGAAACGCAATCGTGAAATTCTTGTCTTTAAGGTTTACTTGTAATTCGCTCATTTAAATGAAAGGACGGTTGTTTCCAGGTACAACCGTCAAAACCTAATCTGACACTCCTTCAGGCAGCCCCCGTGTCCGTAAACGGCTCGTGAACGCTATGGAGTATTGCGCCTATCTAGTCAGATAATCGTTACGCGCCTTGCGAAAGGTACAACGAACGCGGGTCAGTCCAGCCAAACGAGCACCGGAACTGCGCCTTAAACTTCGCGTTGTTGGTATCGAAGTCATCATCACTGTCAAACGAATCGTCTTGACGGCTGAAATACTTCATCCCATTCGGCACATCAGTCATGATGTACCACGCATCGGTATCCGTCAGGTAGTGATTAATCACCACTCCGCCAGGGAACCGGCTACGCACAAGGTTGACCGTGTTGTTTGCAGTACCGACTTCGTATTCGGTACGCATGATCTTGTTCGCTTCGTAATCAAGATCAACAGGCACAATCAACTTCTTCGGTCGCACAGCAATCCGAAGACCTCGGTCGTTGGTGTACTTCTGAAGGTCAATCGTCGCTTGCTCAAGAGCCGCTTCCGAGATATCCGCCGAGACACTTGGCATGTTGCTCCAAGTCCCACCAGCAATATTCGGGTGACTCGCGGAGCCGAGAGGCTGACCGTCACCACCAGTGTAGCTCCCGTTGAACGCTCGATTATACACGTTAGCACCCAGGATTTCCTTCGTTTGGCGAAGGCTGAATGCCAGGGCAGATGCCCGCGATTGACCAATCGTATCGTACTGATCGTCGTCAACCATTTCCTTGGTGATAATAAACCCAAGGCCGTATACAACGTGCGTGTAACGATTCACGAAGCCTTGACGAGCGGTGTCATACGAAATCGAAGCACCTTCGCCCTTAACTTGCGCGAGACCGAACCCACTGAAACCAACATCCTCTTCCCAAGCCCTACGGCTGGTATGAGATTCAAAGAGGTCCGTAAACTCAACCTTGAACTCATTGTACGATTTACCGTACCACGCATTAACTCCAGGCCAACATTTATGTTAGCTACATGTTCCCATGTAGATCAGACTATATCATCATCCTTGCAGGCGCTTATCTCTGTAAGGAGTCCACCGCTTCCATCCAAAGAATCTTGGATGTACTCTGTTCCCAGATAGTCGTTGAACTTTCCAAGAAGCACATAGCCTTTGTGTTGTTTACATTTACGCCAATAAGTATAGTGTTTGTTTTTGTAGGTATTAACTTGTTTGAAGGGCTGGAATGTATTCCATAATGCCCCTTCATTTAAACCATGTTCCCTACAGAATTTTTTATATCCCTCAACAACTTTAACACTTTGGTCTGGAAATTTTACAATATACTTTTCAAGTTTCCTGGGATTATTCACTCCTTCTCCCCCGGTAGTATTATTGTATCCATTTTTATAAGAATCATACTCTTCAATGAAGTCTTTTTCTAGTTGAATTAGATCTTCTTTTGTTAGTGCAGAGCACAACTCTTGCCACTCAAAATTATCCCAACCATACTTATTTATTGCTAGATAAATGGCTTGTTTTTTATTTTTCTGTTCGTTCTTTGAATTTAACCAATGTTTATGTTTCCTCTCTCCTAATGAAAGAGTAGTTAATCCAATGTACGATTTACCATTTACTTTATTCAACACACGATATATAATCAAAACTATGTGCCTCCCGGCTTAGCTGCGGATTGTCCGTTCTGGAGTTCCCCGCAATTCGATGGATGTTTAAGAGGGCTTTACAGCCCAATGCCCCTTGCTTGCCTACTGGTATTAGTTAAGGGCCTTTACGAAACTACCAGTATTAATAGCCATTGTCGTCTATATCCTTTCCTGATTAGAATCCAGCCACACCCTTAAACGCATGTTGATTAAACCGAACAAGAAACTTCGCGTTGTCCGTGCCTGCACCACCAGTGTTAAGGTTGTTGTCTACTCGCTTTGAAAGCCCCACAATACGAAGAGGATGCGTAGTCGTCGCAGCTACAAGCGTACTGATAATTTCCATACCACTCGTACCAGTCACAGTCGAGCCAGCAGTCGTTGCGAACATTACGTTCAGACCGATGGAAGCAACTGCAATAGGAGTCGTGGTAGCGTCTTCCTGAACCTCAAAAATCACATCAGGATCGTCAACCACAAGCGCAATACGGTCTACAGCATCCGCAGCTTTGTAATTAACGTCTTGTACCGGCTGAAGCGGAAGGAAACCAACCACAACGCCAATCGGCGTATCAGTCGTTCCCGTACCGTCAGTGCAGCGAACTGCAACCGGCATACCTTCTACATCCTGTCCATAGACGACAGAACCAGCAGCACCAGAGGTGCCCCCGTGTTTTACCACATCGCCAATGTACATCGCATTCGAGTCCGTCACAAGGTACATATTGACCTTGCCGTTCCACGGCGAGCCATTAGCATGTTGCACAGGAATAAGCCCCCGCGCTCGATTGATATTAGGCATTTATTTCTCCGTTTACATCTTTACTACAGTAATCGAGGGCAAATTCCGATTAGTTTAAACGAGGTTTAGGAACCAATGAGGGGGTTATTTTGACCGTTACGGTCTACTCTAATCTCCCCATATCGCCCTGGACCTTGTTTTGCCTCTCGTAGTGTTTCAGCTTCCACACGGTCAATTTCATCGTGTTTGGCCCGCTGGTCTTGCTCATAGACTTCTTTTGGAAGTTTCATGAGGACATATTTCTTGCCACCACCGGCCTTGGTTTCCACAATGCTAGACGTGCCTGCTGATGTGTCAATACGACGATCCCCAGGACGCTGGTTAGCGGGATCATCATCAATCTCCCACCACGCAGCTTTAAATTTTTCGACACGATCAGGATCGCTAATGACCCACCGATATTCGTAATCGGGGTCACGGTTTGTAATAGTCAACAAGTTTCGGCTATTCCCGTTCAGAGGAACTCGATCTTTGATATTGCGTTTTCTCTTCGGCTTATCTACAGCCGGAATCTTTGAGTCATCCATTATCCACCCTTCCTCTTTGCGTAAGCCCCGACTTGTTCGAGGTATTCTTCCTTTGTCAATTTAGTAGTCTTTAAGACTGTTTCCATGATACGTCGGTCTTGATCCGAGAGATCAGCTTCCGAGAATTTGCTACCGCGCTTAACCGTGCTCTTGTCGTCCGCACTATTTGAACCACCATCTACCGCGCTAGTCTTCTCTTGCACTTTCGTTCGACCAAACCTTTCTGGAAACTTCTGTTTAACTTTGCGTGTGATTTCCTGCAAAAGCTTAGGATAATCTACTTGCACTCCACTCGTCTGAGCCTTACCGGCTACCTCTGAAGCTACTTCATTTGCGTAAGTAGTCAGTGTGGCATCCGCCATATACCAATCATTTTCAACGTGCCAAGTGTCAAACACAGGGTTTTCTTGGGCTTGTTGTTTGGTTACTTTCTGCTCAAACTCTTGCTTTTTTGCGGCATGCTCTTCTTTGAACTCATCGATCTTGTCTTCGAGTTGTTCAACTCTTTCTACGTCTCCTGCCTCTAGGGCTTCTCGACGTTCCGCCCGCAACTCCGCCAATCCTTGCTTGTAACCAGCATCGTACGCCTTACGGCTATGATCTACGAGATGGTCTACGGTCTGACGAAGCTCTGAGATTTCCTTCTTGTCTTTTGCGATTCGACTGAAAAAGTCGCCACGCATATTAAAGACTTTGGCGGGAATCCATTCTTCTGGACTACCGTCCCACTGTTCCTTGGGAACCCAACCATGTTGCATGGCCTTTTGTTCATCAACGGACAGTTCAACTTCTGTCTCTACGACATCTACTTCTTGTTCGATATCCATACTAGACAATTACCAATTGCACATCGATGTCGTTTATCACGATGTACTTCTCTTCGGTTTCCGGATCTTCTACAAACTTACCGGCGTATTGTGCAAAGATCACTCGATCTCCGACTTTTACCCACTTTTCTTTATATTCGCTGTACGCTTCAGGACCAATGTCAACGATTTCCCCCTGTTGGGTAGCCATCTTATAGACTTTTTCTTGGTCGCCGTACTCGATTATGATACCGCCTTTGGACTTCTTTTCTAGGTCTTTGGGTCTAATTAGAACCCGATCTCCAACTACTTTAAGCATCTGGAACCTCTATGTTCATGGCCATTAACAGGCCCTCTATAATTCCGCAAGTCTTTGCGTACTGCAATGCGGTTGACTCCATACTTTCTGTATTTAAAGCCCCGCCCTTTGCATTATCTAGCATTAGCTCCTTGGTAGCTTCGTTAAGACTGGCCATATAGGCCCTCGTAACTTTATCTCCCAACCAACTAAGCAGTTCCTCCCTTTCCACGTCCTTTACTTCTGTCTCTGTTTGCACTCTTAGCACCTTCCTTCTTAACTTGATTCATCTCACGTTGGTGGTTGATCTTGTCAGCCCCTCCAACTACGCCCATAGCTCTTTTATCTTGGGCTTGTTGCATCTGTTGACTATGTTGTACTGCGCTTGTGCGCATCTGCATCATTGCTTGCATTTCTTTGAATTTCAGTTCTTGTTGCTTCGCGTAGAGGTCCATCTGGGCCTCCATCATCTTGAACTTGAGTTCCAGTTGGGCTGCGATAGCATCATTCTGGAGTTTTTGTTGAGCAGCCTGCATGTCTGATTGGGCCTTTTGTTGATCGGCCTGCATCTTCATTTGAGCGGCTTGAACCTTCGGATCAGCCTGTTGTTGAGGCATCAACTCTTGAGGACGCGGTACGTCCAGCGCCTCCAGAACTCTCTGACCGGCGACTGCCGGGTTCACCGCCTGGAGCGGGATGAGTTCAATGAGTTGTTGGGCTTTGACCAACCGAAGACTGTCTGATGCGGCATTGGGATCAGCAACGGCAGCAACGTCCACGTCACCTTGATAATCCTTAGCGGATACTTGAGTATTCTGGAAAGTCCCATCGCTATCAAGAATAGCGAAGTATTCTTCATCCGACAGATGGTTCTTGTTAATCTGGAATAGAAGTTTAAGCTCCCTTCGGAGAGACCTGTAAACCCGTTTATAGATACTCGTAAACAGCTTCAGTCCTTCCTGAACCGAAGTCATAGTAGTCGTAGCAGGCGTATTCTGACCTGGAAGCTTACCGGTCGAGATCTCTGAAATACTAATGATTTGGGATGCCTTCTGGTCGATGAACGCCAGAAGTTGCATCAGTACGGTACTCGGTTCCCGTACAGGGAGAGGGATAAGTGCCTTACGGATATCATCCCCCGTAAAGGAAATCTGCTTCCATTCATTGGGCTCAAACGCAACACGGCCACCCTTCAGTTTGATGGATTTGCTCATAAATCCACCACCTGTGGTAGCCATAGTACCAGCATCAAGAAGCTGGTTAATTGTCGTAGAAGCTGTGTCGTTCAGATTACCAAGCAGAAGACCGAAACCAACGCCATAAAAACCACCATCAGGTGCAGGGAAGAATTGGTAGTCAACGAAATATTCCTTGGGTTTGATCTCAAGAATCTCGTCCTTGTTGTTCTTTTTGATGGATTCGAGATCGTAGTTGGGAGCAATCCGAAGGAGCTTTTTGGTTTCCCAATCAAGGATCACAACATACGGTTCCAGGATACCGTCCTCGTCCAAATCAAGACGAGTATGGCATTCTGCGATACGATGGGGTTGATCGACTTCGGTAGACATCCCTGGAGCAGCGAGAGATCGTGTCTCGTCCTGCTCACGCTCCCGAGGCTTGTGGCCTGGAAGAGGAATATCGATATCCAGGTAGACGCCTTCCTTCTGACGGGAGACTACTTCATCGTGATAAAGATTATAAAAATGAGTAATTCTACGTGCGTCTTGGAGGGAGTTTGCCCAATAATTGATCACGAGATCCTGGGGAAGGACTAGATCAATCATCTCTTTTTCGTGTCTGGAGGACCAGTAAACCTTCTTGAAGGCACAGCCAGAGATCGGGAGAATCAGCAACAGGCGATCCATGTCGCCGTCCCAATTCTCGATCTTGTCAAGAAGCTGGTAGGTCATATGCTTGGCCACTCGCTCCGCGACCAGGGCTTTTTGGCCACTTGGATCGTACCCTATGACCTTTCCCTTTACCATACTCTTCGTGTCAACAATGCCCGAGTAAGCACGGGCTTGGAACTGAAGACTAGCGATGGTTACAAGGGGATATTTGACGTTGGCCGCACCGGGCCACGGGAATGTTTTGGCCTTCTTGATCTGAAGAGCCATCTCTAGGTACTTTTGGTTGTTGTCGTACCACTCCTGACGCGATTGGAGATCCGCTTCGATACCTCTGGCGGTATCACTAGCTATCTCGTTAATCACGTCGTCTGAGAGCTTCTCAGCGAGGTTTACGGAGTTAATACTGTCTTGTACGTTAATTGTCATCTAGTAGCCAGTTGTCTCAGAGCGTCCTGTGTAGATAGCATCGCTTTTATAAAGCTCAATTTGGTATTCGTCCTCTGCAACTTCTTCACTTGTCGGTGCCTCTACCATTCGGTCAAGGGCCATTCCAAGTATTGCGCATGAAGCCACGCGGTCATCATGGGGGTTACGGGGAAAGGTTGCCAGTTCGTCTTCAAAGGGTGGATACCACTCGGCTCGCTTGTTGAATTTGATGGCGTTTGCTCGGTGTCGTCCTTGAAACGATCTAGCTCGCGTCCAGAGATCTTTGGATGGCGTAATTTCAACAATATTCGGGAATGCTCCACGCTTTAACATCTCCTCATGAAGGAACGGGCCTAGTGCTTTCGAGATCTTTTCCGCCTCAATGGCGAAAAACTCCGGACTGTACTTCTTGTTGAGGATGAAGAGAGTATCGATGATCTCTCGACCATCCATCCGCTCCCTAACTTCGTCAACGTGGTACAAAACACCGTGTTGATCCATTCCGAAGACTTCGTAGGCCGTGTAATCGGCCCTTTCTTTCTCCGAGATTGCCATATCGACCCCTACGTAGTAGGTTAATCGCAATCTTTGCTCTTCCAGAGCATCCATTTCGTCGATATTCATCGGAATGAAGTCCCGACGCCTGAAATATGCCTTGGTTGGATCTAACGGGTAGTTCAAATACTCCTGGGAGTACACGTCTGGAATGCCTCGGGCCGTATATTCAGCCCTGAGTTGCTTCAAACGCTCCTCCGAGAACCTATCTTTCCACAGAATATGACTAAAATCTTCGGTATGAGCCCGGTAACGGACTCCTTTCCACATAGAAAGCTTGGTAGATCTCGTCGAATACGACTTCAGGGGTTCTCGAACCGTGTCTTTGTCGTACTCCTTGGGCATACACTGCTCAAGAAAGCTGTCCAAGTGCAGGATTGTACCAACAACCCTCATTTTACCGTCAGGTGCAAGGCAAGGAATCAGAGCGCCGTAGATCCACCGCATAAACTTCTCACGGCGATCCTTGTTCATAACCAACTCATCGTTTTCCATGTCGTCACAGACGATGAGCTTTGGTCGCATTCCGTTCCACTTCAAGCCCCGAAGGGACTGCTCAGAACCCTTTGCCAGAATTCTAAACATATAACCGTCTTCCATCTGGATCACGATGTCGTTCTCGGTGTTCTTGACGAACCTACGAATCGGAAACAGGGAAAGTAAATCTTCGTTGTCCAGAAGTTCCATCTTGATGTCGTTCAAGAACTGGACAGATTGGGTCTCCGTATCGCTTACAATAACCGTAAAAGGAGAAACCCGGAACAAGCTAGTAGCAAGAGTATAGACATGGGTAATTGCGGTACTCTTGGCGTGCCCCCGTGGGGCGGCAAGTGCAACGTATCGCTCAGGTTCACAGAAGAGATTCCACCACTCCCGGTGACAGTCCGGGGTCTTAGTTGGATTATCGAACCTCTTTGAAAGGAGGGAACCTGCGAACCCCTCGATAAGCGTAGCATTGATATCAACCGACATCTCAACCCATTAGCCTAAAAGTAGCATTCTTTGAATACTCTGTGTGTTTCTTTACCTTAGCCGGTAAAGTCTTTAGCCAAGAAATTAAATTTATAATTTCCTTGTCAGAAAGATCAGGTAAGTTTGGAATGACTAATTTAGCGATGTGTGGTTCCTTCATGTTGTTACTTCTTTTTGGTCGGTGGGCAGTGCCGGGTCCGACTCTTGAACGGAGTCTCCTTCGCTGGCATCTTCAAGCTCCTTCGATTCAGGGGTAACGTCACGGGCTTTTACGAAGCCCTCAAATTCCTTGGCGAGTTTCTTGAGCCTGTCCATAACCGCACTTTCTTCGGAGTGAACCTTCCGGTTCTCTCGCAACAGTGCTCGTTTGTCGATGAACGTGCTCGCAATGAGGGCAGAGTCCCTCGCTCCCACTGGTTTCCGAACCAATTGCTCGTTTTTCGAGTCGTACAGGAAATCACCTTTTTCAAGACGATCATTAATCACACCAATGGTTTTATCGATAATTCCTGTGAATTTTACGTCTAATTCGTCGTCGTGTTCCTGACGAATCCGGTTGATTACCTGGGGCCACCAGGGCTGAGTTTTCCATTGACGAATGGTTCCAGCCGGGATTCTAGTAATCTCTTCAACTCGCTTTGCGTTGCCGGTGAGAGCGTAGCAAACGGCTGCCTTAATTCGATCCGACTCGTTCCACCATTTTGAGCGGCGGCTTCCGCCACCAGTACGAGGTCTACCAAGGTTAGCTTGTCGGACATCATTACCTTTCAGGGTTATCACTTCCGGGCACTTTGCCAGGATCTCTTCGGTCGTCAGGACTCGCATCAGTATTTTGATTCCTTCGGTCTAAAAATACAGCTCTTTTCGGGACAATAATCTCTATGGATTTAATCATCTTACGTAGGTTCTGGAACTGGTTTGTG